AGAAAACCCATCGTGAAAAACTCGCCTTGGTCGCCCTGAAGAAAATGGAAAGGCGCGCTCTAGGATTCAGCCAGGGACGCCTTAGATAGTGAGACAACCTGCGTCGATTTCAGACTGGATGGCACTTTGCAGTCAGCATGAGGCGACGGCCATGGCGATGGTCGACAGTAAAACGGCTGCGGCACAAGCTCATTATCATGCAGGACTTGCAGCTGAATGTGCGCTCAAGGCTTACATCTGGCACCTTGAGCGCTTTAACAAGTGGCCTGAAAAAGATGCTCGTCCCGAGCTCTGGAGCCATAATCTCCGGGCACTTAAAGATAAAGCTGGGATTTTGATAAAGTCCACCGATTCGAATGCACCTTGCTGGCACGTCGTGCTACAATGGGATCGAAATCAAGGTTACGATCCGAAGCCAATGCCCCGGAAGGTTGCTAAGGCGATGGTGGATGCGACCTTTGGAACAGACGGAGTAGTTACATGGCTGCGCCAGAACTTGAAGTGAATTTCCTGAAGGCTGGTGAGGAGTTCGCGCAGTCGCTGGAGACGCTTGGCTTGGATGCCCATGCCATTTTTTGGGCCTATGACGAGACTGAGGCCCGGCACGTGCTTATTATCGTCACAGACTTTTTTGATCTAAAAGGGCCACTTGAAATATCAAAGCAGTTGTTCAAAGCATACAACGCGTCCATCACACCACAACAAATAGATCCATTTGTTGTGCGGCTTCACTCCATCAATCAATCGTTGGGTGAAGAGTATTCTAACAAAGCTGGAATGGATTGGTCGCTCAAAATCTGGGACAGCCAGGGAAACCCCAAACCGATTCCTGCAGAAGCAAAAGTCACCTCCATGACGATAGGCGATCTAGTGTTGGCTCCTTCCTGGATTATTAGATCTAGAAAGCTGGATCACAGGAAGACAGTCGAAATTAACCGGCGGTGGAACCGTTTCACAAAAAATGTAGATAAGGCTGCCGCTTAATCTGTCAGTGAAGGACCGTGGCGGGATCTCGTTTAACAAACCAGACCCGCCAGCCGGTCCCTTCATAGCTGCTGGCGGTCCAGAGCGGATTGAGTATATCGGCAGCCGCCATGGCCTCTTCGAAACTCTCGACATGCTTGACGATGATGTCGATCAACTCGCTAACGGTCATATCGCGCTCGACGGTGAAATCCTCGGATTCAAATCCGGCGTGAATGATGGTGTCCATCACGCTATGGTCATAGATCGACGGGCGGCCGTCAATCTGCAGATCTGCAGTCGTCACGCCGCTCGTCTGAACCACCCATCGAACACCGCCACTGTGAGCGGCTGCGGGAACGCGATGACGGTCGCCGTTTGTTTTCTCAACTTGAAGGACCGCTTCTTGCACGCGTTGGAGCAATACATGGCCGTGGAGATCTTCGCCACGAAGCCTTTACCACAGCACGCGCATTCCTTCTCGATGCGCGCGGACTGAAAACGATAGGTCGCCGAGCAGCCTGGCGAACAGAAGGCGCTTATCTTGTCGTGGGGTTTGAACTCGGCACCACACGCCAAGCAAGGTTTGACTGGGAGTGTCGTCATGGAAGCGTCGCGGCATTTAACGGAGCAAAACCGCTGGTCCGATCCATTGCGGATGGCATGATAGGCTGCCCCGCACTGGGAGCATTCCCTCGGCTTAGTCTTCGCCTGCTGTAAGATGCGATAGGCCGCGCGGCCCATTGTGTCCTTGTTAAAGTGCGTGGCGTATTCCCGGTACTTTAGTGCGGCGGTGGCACATGTGACTCCGCAAAATCGCTCACACCTGTCTATCTGGAACTGAGCGAGTGGCTCTTTACACCAGTTGCACGCCTCTATCGGAGCCGTATATTCCGGCTGTCCCTCCGCCCATGATGGCCGCGCGCCTTTCGCCAGTTTCTGAAAAGCCGCCGTGATCAGTCCAGAGGATTCTAGGTCGGATGCTGCCCAATCGTGGCCCGCAATGCAGAGGGCGGAACGCAGGCCGGCACGCGTTGAGCCTTCATACTCCCATGCGCTGAAGCGAAAATCGTCAAGAACGTCCATAATTTCGGAGATGACGTGTTTCCGCCTCTCGCCGGTAACAATCTGCCGAGGCTTGTGGCTCTTCGCCAATTTCTTGTTCCGGGCATCAAGGTAGTTCGACAGATAGACCATTGAGATTACCCGAACATGGCGTCGATCAACCCCGCCGAGACTGGCGCGGAGGAGACTGGTGACAGCGTTTTCACGCCGTCCGGCGTTGCGGCTTGCGGCTTCATACTGGCCTCAAGATATGTCCCGTCCATGGCCCGTAAAATGGAGACGTGGCGCGGCTCGATCGGCCATCGCATCAACTGCGCGTATGCCAAGATCTCGGAATGGCTTATCGGGTTTGGACCGGCCGCGTGATACGTCCGTGCCTGGTGCATGTCGAAGAACCAGCGGAATAGCAGATCGCCGCCGGCTGGGATGCGAGGCGCGGTGTAGGTTTTCGACTCGAGCTGCCGCCGCAGTTCGGCGCAGAGGAGATATTGCAGTCTGCTCATCCTGTTCGCTGCCCCCACTCTTCCGGAATGGTAGCGTTGGTTGCGACATATTCAAGTCCGGTGTCTGTCGCATCATTATCGAACTGCTGCTCTTTTGTGGAGCGCTTTACGCCGGTCGACGCTCTCGCCGATCTCCCGGGCGGCTGAAGGTCGATTTCCATCGTCAAAAACCGCTCGGTTCCGTTTACCGCGCCGCGATTGTAACGTACCTGATCGATCTCATAGAGAGACGATGCCAGGATGCCCAACACGTTACTGCTGTCTTCGACACCGCAGAGATGCGTGATAATAACCGGAGAGTTCTGGTAGTCGAACTCCTCAATTCGAGCGATGGCATCTTCCGGATTTTCAACCGGGATATTCGAGAACGTGATTGTTCGAGTTGTGACCGAGACGCCGACGGCAGAGATAGCCTCCCCCATCTCGAGCCAGCGGTTGGGAAGGTAGGTTATCCCGTTATAAGTCCACGGACGGCCGCCGCGGTGATAGGCAACAGTCTTTCCCGGAAGATCAAAACGAATTACGTCAAGCCTCACAATATGGCCGGACTGAAGCTGGGCGATTACTGCTGGATCCAGAGACATGTTATCGCCCCCTCAGTACAGGAAGACTTCAGTGGCGCTGAACGACGGTTCGCGACTGGTCCATGATTTGGTGGCGCTATAGCTGTCCGGATCGATCTGCATCGTGCAAGACGGCTTTTCGAGATGAGCCGTACAGCTGACAGGGAAATTCTGCGTGTCGATGTTGTATCGCACGCTAAGCGTCGCGAATCCGCCGGCGTCAGACACCACCGGAAGCATGATGCGATGCAGGGATCTCTGCCGTGTATTTTTCCGGATTTCGACATAATCACCAGGGCTGAAGCTGAAGGCCACCGGCAGCCCGGCGAGACTGACAGAGCGCGGCCCGATTGCCTGGATGGTGCAATCACCAACAAAGGCGCCGCCGGCGGCACGCGTGCCAGACAGAGGCGCGCCGGTGTCCATTGCGATCGGACGCGGGCGGAAGACGTCGAAGCCAAGGAATGCGTCTCCATCCTCGCCGGCGCGCATCATGAACGCATCCGTGATACCGAAGTCTTCCTTTGACAGGTAAGTCGCGCGATAGGTGGCTTTCCAGTAAGGAGTGCCGGCCGACATCGACTCCGTCCGGCGGCCTTCCATTCGGTTTGTGCTACGAATTTTGACCGGATCGAACACGCACTCGCGCCAGCCGATCGGAGGGAGTGAAATGATTTCGCTCATTGCGCGTTACCACCGTTGATGAATCTCTCGGACCTGTTCGCGTTGTTCTTCTGTACGATCTTGACGGTCTGGCCCTGCGCTTGCTGGAGGATCTGGCCAACCAGTTCAGGCGACAGGCTGATGACCACTTCGCTAGTGCCGCCAGGCGTCGGCTGGATGCTGTTGCTGCTGCCATTCACCGAGACGCCGAGGCGGCCGCTAGAGTCACGGGACAGCGGCATGATGGCTTCCGGCCCTGCTTCACCCATGAGGCCAGCACCCTTGGCGAAGGCGAACGTTGTGGGCCTGCTGACGACCTGGTTCGAAAACCCGTTGATGCCACTCGGGAAGGCGCCACCTTTTGCGAATGGGCGCGTCAGCGGAACCGGGCCAGTTTTCGGCAGGGCAGCAAAACCGCCGCTGCCGCCGCCAAACAAGCCGCTGAAGAGCGCGGAAAGCAACCCGCCACCACCACCACCGGCCGCGCCGTTGACCTTGAAAATCGCGTCCAAAACGTCGTCAAGCAGCGTATCGGCTATGCGTTTCAATGAGTTGACGGCAACGTCGCCCATCGCCTCCCAGAAGCTTTTGCCGCTTTCGATCGCGCCGAACAGGTCGTCTAGTCCGGCTTTGGTCAAGTCGCGATAGAGGAGCGTCTGCTCGTCAGCCTTTCGCCGTGCTTCCTGCTCCTGATAGATGGCCTCATTGAGCGAAATGATCTTCTCCCGCTCTTCGTCCGTGGCGGCTGCACCTGCCTTCCTGGAGGCCGCAGAGGCGCGTTTGGCTGCGTCCGACAGGTTGACGACGCGGAGCTCTTCCTGAAGCTCGCTAATGAGATCCTGAACGGCTTTCTGCTCACGCTCCGCCTGCGTGACCGACGCGGATCGCGACTTCTTGGCAGGCGTCTCCGGCGGTGCCTTGTAGGCTGGTGGAGTCCATCCACCAGAGGATTTCGGAACGAAATTCATCACCTGCGGCCGGTTTTCCAACTCGCGGATCAGGGCGTTCTCCTGCTCGTCAAGCTGCCGCATTCTGATGTCGTGCGTGCCCTTGGCCTTGGCGCGCTGGCGGTCATTCAGGCGGCTGTCTGCCGAGTCGATATCGGCGATCGCCTTCGCAACCGCCTGTTTCTGAGCCATTATGTCATTTATGTTGCCCTGGATCGTGGAGGAGCGTCGCTTGTCGACGGCGCGCAGCGACTCCAAAAAATCCACCATACTGTCAACGACGGTGACGATTGCTGATTTTAAGGTGTTGCCGACGGTAGACGAGATCGCATTGAACTGCCGGTCAATCTCTTGCGCCTTCACGATGACGTCGTCGGACAGGACATGACCGAAATCATTCGCCGCCTTGATCTGGGCCCGTATGCCGGCTTCCCCTTGCTGGAGTAGGGAAACCATGCGCTCGCCGCCGGTACCGCCGAAGAGCTCATCAAAAATACGGATGCCGGCGGCCGTGTCCTTCAGCATTCGGGTTCGTTCGATCAGAAGCAGCATCAGCTCCGTAGGGTCTTTGAGCTTTGTTTTGACCTCTTCCGGCGTCAATCCAAGCCGCTGGAACGCTTCGGCCGCGCTGCCCTTGCCTGTGACGGCAAACTCATCGGCGCGGAGCTGAAGCTCCTTCAAGCCATCGGTGATGGCATCGACGGGGATACGCGCCTGTTCGGCAACATATTTCCATTCCTGAAATGCCTTCGAAGACAGGCCGGCCATTCGCGCCTGATCGCCAAGTTCGGCAACGGACTCCGTAACCTGCTTTACGGAACTCAGCACACCGGCTATCCCGGCGCCGATGACCGTGCCGATCAAACCGCCGGCGAAGGCTTTGCCGACACCGCCGATCGATGTGCCGACGGTTGCCATCGCCTGATTGATTCGGGAGGTCGATCTTTTCGCGTCCTCCTCCATCTGCGACGTAGCGCGCTTCGAAGACTGGGACATTCTGCGGAACTCGCGTTCAGTCGTGCCGGAGGCCTTGGCCATGTTCCGTTCGAGGTCTTTAATCCGTGCCTCAAGCAGGATGACTAGGCGTTCTTCGTCGTCCATTACAGCCTCCTTCAGGCGTAAGCCCATTGATCTATGTCGTCTAGATTTGCGTCGTCATACGAAGAGCGGCCCGTGTTCCCGACGGCCGCCCGGCCGACTGCCATGGCGCAAGCCACGGCCCCGTCGATCCGGTCTTTCGACATGCCCTTGTGAAAGCTGATATTTTCGGCCTTATCCCGAACAGCGGCGATGTTGTCGAAGTGCCACCGCAATATGGGATGGCCGCCATGTCGGAACTTGCGAGCGATGATGACGCGCTCCAATTCCTTATTCGCCGGCGCCATGGTGATCCAGCCCTGCCGCATCTCGACGGCGGGCAGACCGTCATCAAGCAGGTTGTTCAAAGTATTGCGGGCCAGATGAGGATCGAACGCGATCTCGCGAACGTTGAACCTCGCGCACAGCTCGCGGAGATGATCCTCCACCGCTCGGAAATCCACGACGTTGCCCGGGGTTGGAATGATCAGGCCTTGTTCCGCCCAGAGCGGATACTTGGCCGCCTCACGATCAGAGCGATGCTGGATGTTGTCTTGCGGGCAGAAGAACCAAGGATACACATCATAACCGCGCTCCTCATCGCCCCAACAGGCCACCGCTGCGGTCAAGTCGGAGTTGGACGAAAGGTCCACCCCGATCCAGCATGGCTCCTGCGAAGCTTCCTTCTCATCTAGATCCACGGCGCCGAAGCCATCATCGTAAACCGGCATCGCCACGAAAGGACTGGCAGAGTTTCCGAGCCAGCAATCAAGGTGGAACTGCATGAAATCGTCTTTGTCCGCCGGCCGTTCCTTCGCCTCGTGCGCCATCTGACGGAGACCGTCGATATCGGGATAACCGTCAGCAAGCCCGGGATTGACGAAGTGCCAAAGCTCCTCATCAGTCCAATCGGAAAACTCTTGGACGTTGTCGCCAGCCCATTTTGATTTGGGATCTGGATCGGTTTCAAACAGTACAGGCAAAAAGCCGGGATCTTCGATTTCGCCCGATTGGACGCGGCGCGCATACTTCAGAAGATCAAACGCGAGGTTCTCTTGCCCGCGTCCCGCCTGTGTGATGATCACGAGAAGCGAGCCGGGAACTTTGTTCAAACCGGTTCGGATCGCAGACCACATCTTCCGACTGTTTGCGCCTTCCCAGTTTATCAATTCATCGGCCAGAACAAACTGCGGCGTCTTGCCAAGTTTACCTTTTCCGCCGGAGGCCAAGGCCCGGAACTTCGCTCCGGAGAGCTTATGCTCCAGAATGAAGGTGCTCTCGTTGAGCTTCATCTTATCTTCGAGCCATGGCGTCTCGTTGATGATCCCGGTCGCTTCCTCATAGGCGATGACTGCGTCTTCTTCTGCCGAGGCCGCCACCATGGCTTGGCCGCGGCTTACGCGCTGGTATCCGACGGTGTGGAGGAGAGCGAGACCAGCGCCGAGGGTGGTTTTTCGCGCGCCACGGGGGAGAACGATAAATACCGTACGCACCTGGCGCTTGCCGTTGGCGAAACTTGGGCCATAGATCCTGCGGACAATCCGTTCCCAGAAGAGTGGAAGCTCAAAAGCACCGCTGGCGCTTTTCGGATGCTTCAAAGCTCGCAGAAAATCGACTGCACGTTGACCGTGACCGAAGGGGTCTTCAATTTCGCTGCCATCGAAAATCCACGCGGGACGGGTTGCCTTATACGTGGAGGCCATCGGGTGCACCTCCGTTCGGCTTATCCTTTGGCGCAAAGCCCTGCTTCGACCGTGCGGAAGGAGTGAGACCGAGTTCCGCAGACAATCGGGCGACTGTCTCCATTGCCTTCGAAAGCATGCCGGCGGCCGGATTCGGTTTCAGCATACCGTGGGCTGTCTTCACCAGCGGGCTGTGCTCTCTCAGAGATTTCTGGCACTCTTGCACCATCCACCGGGCAACGATGTAGGTTTCCAACACACCGAGCGCGGGAGCGGTCAGGATCTTCCGCTGCACCATATCGGTAGCGATGACGGTCCACTCTGCGACCATGTCCGGGGGAAGAGTTGCGGGCGGTTTGGGAACGCGGCTAAGACCGCCGTCGATAGCTTTGAGATCCGCCTTGCGGCCGCGCGTGCTCATGCTGCCACCTTGCGTTCACAGCGCAGTTCCAGCCCTTTACGGCGCCCGAGCTCTTTAACCTCGCGGACGTTATAGGCGCCGCCCTCGTAGACCACTTGACTGGAGGTCGTCACGCCAGCGAAATAACGGGTGCGAAAAATGATGGACGTGGTGTCGCTGGCACCATTCGTCAGGTACTCCTCGGTGCTACTCTGGATGATCTGCGCGCGCACGGTGGCCACATCGCTCCATGTCTCGATAGGCGTGCCGTATTCGTTCACGGTGCTGGTGAAGCCCTGAATTGTGATGGAGCGGTCAAGCTTTCCGGATCTCATGCGACCTCCTGAACAAGTGCATCGACCGTCACCACTGCATGGCTGGTCTTGCCGTCGGGATCACGAAGGAAGCGAGAGCCACGAACACGGCAATCGGCGCAATGATAGCCGGGATCAAGCTGCAGCTTCGCGCTCTGAATCGCTCTCCGTACCGCGCTGGCGATGCGCTTGCTGATCTCGGTGGACGGCTCCTCGACCCAAACATGCAGGTCGAGATAGACTCGTGTCAGCTTGCGAGCGATGCTCTCGCCTTCATCGACGGACTGCGCGTCGCCCATGATGATTGACGGGCGCGGGTTCGGTCGCTCGTTGCGGTCGAGGATGGAAGTAGCGGGTACCAGCGCAATGACGTCACTGGCAGTTGACAGTCTGTTGCGTATGGCTTTCTGCAGGGCGAGTTCAGCGCTCATAGGCCACCCCAATTTTGCTTCACAGCCTTGGCAGCGGCGCGTTTGATGCGGCCGGTGATCTTCTTCCGGAGCAACCGGAAGGCAGGCCAGAAGAATGGCTGCGCTGCCGCCTCCTGAGTGCCGTGTTCGACCAAATGAGCGTAACGAACATCCTTGTTTCCAGCGGTCACCGCCACGGCCAGTTCTGGAACAGTGACGCGGCCACCGGGCGAACTGTACGGGGGAGTGTTGGCACCACCGGGAGTGACGGCAATCGAATCCTGAAGCGCGCCGGTGTCGCGCGGTGCCAAGATGCGGGCCGTCACCGCCAAGTCGGTTCCAGACTTCATCAACTCCGGCACCATCGCGGCGCGGACGTTCTTCGGGATCATCGCCAAGCGCTGTTTGATACGACCGATTCCACCATCGTCAGCCAAAGGAGTACTCCCTGTATTCAGAAACGATGGACCAGACTCCGAAGGGCAACTCTTGAGCGTTCACGCCGATGAGTGTCGCCTCACGATTTTCGAACCAGTGCGCCGCCGTCTGGCTTACGGCCTCGACCAAAGCCGCCGGAATTTCCTCCTGTCCGGTACCGCCGAACCGCTCTTCAATCTTAAAACCGAGCAGGCGTTCGACATGGTTCTGGGCCGCCGCAAGTTTGCGCTCGAGCAGCGCATCGTCGTCGGTTCCTAGATCGGCCGTAAGGTTCAGCTGCGCTTTCAACTGTTCAAGAGTTACGATCACGACGGCCACCTTTTCGGTTTTAAAAAATTAGAGCTAATTCGCCGCGTTTTCGCAAAAGCCTCCCCGCGACGGTCCCCAGGAGCGGTAGGAAGTTCAGAACCACCCCCGGGTTGGCGCATCAGGCGTCGTCGGCGTCCACGCGCACGATGTTGCTGTTCACACCGAGCGATGCGTTAAGCTTCATCACGCTGTTGGCCTGGTCGAACTGCTCGGACTGACTCATCACTTTAGCGATGAACAGCCGCTGCGACGGCGTGCCGCCCGCTGGCGCGTCATTCAGCACCAACTTGAACTCGTAATCGTGGATAGCCTTCTCCGCCGCGATGAGAGCCTGCTGACCCGGGTCGGCATAATCGATGCCCATTACCAGCTCCATGGTTCCGGCGCTGCGCGGTCCCTTGAGGGTGCGGGTGCGGGCTGCGTCGATGGACGTGAAGTTCACGGCCTCGCTCGTGTCGCCAAGCGAACCAAGAGCTTCAAGCTCCTTGATCTCTTTCCACGTCACCGCGTTGGCGGCGCTGAAGTCAGCAAGAACGAAATCGGTGTTCTTCTGCTGTTTGGTCACGCCGATAAAGAGCTTGGCACCGGCAGTTGCGAAAATGGTCATGTTCTGTTCCTTTCGGTGCGCCGCTCATCTGCGGCGTCGATCGCGTTGCATCGCTGGCAGCCGGGCCGCCAGTTTGATTCCGCCATCCTCAAATCGGGACGGCTCTTGATGGAGTTGACGTGGCGGACCAGGACAGCCGGTGCACCGCATTGGCAAAGGTCGTTGCCGGGTCTGGCGAGATACTCTTTTGCCCGCTTGGCCCACTCCTTGTCGTAACCGCGGGCCGAAGCCGGCGGCCGCTTGGCGTCATGGCGAGCTTTCCGGTCCCGGTTGTCGCGCGCCACGCATGGGCAGGTGACCCCAGAGGGAACCACCTTGCCGCATTTGCAAATACGGGGCGCGCGAACTGGCATCACGGCAGCTGGATATGCTGATGGCCGATAAGGGCGGTTGCACCCATCTGGATGGACGTGCCACCAGCCTTGGTCAGCGAGAGGCGGACGAACCGCTTCTTGCCGATATACTCGACCTGGTACGCGCTTGCGGCTACGAGCGTCGCTGGCACACCGCTGATCACATCATCCGCTGCGGCGTCCGTGTATCCGCTGCCGGAGCTGTCCGACTCCTGCACCTTCACCCCGAAGTCGCCAGCGCCCGTCACCGCACCGGTGTTGATGATGAACATGAGGCCCTGAGAGCCTTTGCGATCGATCTCGATGCCATCGGCTGCCGCTGCCTGCGAGGCAGAGGCGAGAGCCGGTTTGGCTGCGAGATTGTGATAGAGTCCCTTACGCATGTTGTTTCTCCTTACGCCGCTGCAATCTTGAGGAACTTGATGGCGTTGAAATCACCGGCGCCGCCGCCTACACGCTTGTAGACGTCGAAGACCACGCGGCCCTTCTGGGTAAGTTCATCGCGGTTGATGCGAACGCCTTGGCGATCCACGATGACGTAGCCTTGGCGGAAGTCCCCGAAAGCGATGGGCGTGGTGCCTGCGCCGATATCGGGCATGTTTTCATCGATCTCGACGCGATATCCGAGCAACGGATGTTCGATGCCTTCGATGAGGTTGCCGGTCGGAGCCCAAAGGAAGCGGCCATTCGCATCCTGGATGGTGCGAAGGCGAACGGCGGTATTCGAGTTCATGACGAACACAGCGTTGGCCTTGTAGGGGCGACGAAGTGCAGAGACGAGCTTGATCAGCGATGCCGTCAGGTTCGCATCGGTCGGTGCCGACGCATGGCCTGCCGGGATGTACTGGTGCTTGCCCCAGGCGCGTTCGAAGTCCTTTTCGGGAGCCGTGCCATAGTCGAGGAGGCCACGCGGCTTCCCTTCGACGCCATCGCCAGTCCAGAATGCTTCGCCTTCGGTTTCATCAAAGTCGTGAACCGCGTTGTTGATCAGCCAGCTCGCGATATCGGTAGCAGCGTCATCAAGCAGATGGCGGGTCGCCACCGGAGCCGCGTAAAGCTCCATTACCGGATAGCTTTGTTTGATCAGCTCCGGCCGCGGCGTATCCTGCGGACGGTCATCGCGTTCTGCGACCCACCGAGCACCACGCTTGCCCATCGAGTAGAAGCGTTCGTACTTGTCGGTGGAGATGCTTACGACTTCGGCCAGGCTACGCAGAACCGAAAGATCGGTCATCAGCGTACGGATGGAAAGGTCCACAGTCGGCAGGACGAAATAGCCGCCCGATGGATCATTGTCCGAAGATGCTGCGGACTTGCTTTCGAAGGCGCCGCCGGCATCTTCGATCACAGAGGAAACGGCGTTGCGCAGATAGGAAGCTAGCGCCTTCCGTTCGACTTCAAGCTGCTCGTCGCCGCTTTTCTTGCCGCCCGGGCGATTGGCTTTGGTCTCCAGCTCGGCAATGCGGTCCGTCAGGGCCTTGATCTCGACGCCGCCTTCGACCTTTTTCAGACGGTCATCGAGCGTCTTCTGGAGGTCTTCCAGCGATTTCGTGACGATGGAAACGGGATCGTCTTCCTCGCCCTTGCGGGAGATTACTACGCTGCCGAGCAGCGCCTGTTTCATGACGTGTTGCACAGTCAATTCCTTCCAATTTGCGCTGCGGCGCGGTTGATGGCTGCGGCGATGGAAATCGCCTCTACTGCCGATTTCGCGCTGGTAACCCGCGCGCCGGGATGCATCGGGATCGTCACCAACGACGCCTCCAGAAGCTCAAGAGATTTGATTAAACGGCCACCGCCATTGCGGGGGCTTGAAGTCTTGGTGATGAAGCCGATGGAAAGACCACGAACGGCGCCAGATTTGACCAAGGCTCGGACCTCACGGGCGCGGGCAACCTCGTCAACCAACAGCTTGCCGGTGATATGCAGGCCGTCCGCCTTCTCCGCGGCAATATCCCAGGTGCCGATCGGGTCGTTCATG